GTATCGTTCATTGTTTAAATAATAAGTTGACCGAGGCGAGGATGAAGGTTCAGGTCGCCACGGTATCCCTATTTCTTTTTCTTCTTTTTACCTACAATCTCTTCGTAGTTTTTCTTTCTATTTTTAATTGCTTTTGTGACTGTATTTACATCACTTTTAAAAGCATCATAAAATTCTTTTAGTTTTTTAGTAGGCATGATTAAGCTTGGTATTTTGATTTGTGTTCTCTAAGTTGTTCTAAAGTAGGTTTAGAAAAGTCTCCTTTAGGATTTAAAATCTTATCATATTTACCATACTTTAATTTATCAGCAGCATAGTCTGGACCTTGAGCTAACTTCCTAGAGGGTGCAGGTGATTTACCTGGTTCCCAGGGACTACTAGGTTTATCAGGAGGTACATAAGGAGGAAGTTCTCCAGGTGGATGAGCTGCTATATTACTAGCCATGTGTTGTACCATAGCTTCCATCTTATATCTTTTCTTTAACCATTCTTCGCTTGCCATAATTAAAAGTTAACGTTAGATCGTTCGAGTTTCTTCATTACATCTTGACGGTAAGCTGAATCTCTGTCGTATCTAGGATCACTCATAGCCTGTACAACTTCTGCTTGACTACGGTACTGATCACCCTTAGCTTTAGGTGCATTGCCAGTCAACATCCTACCCTCATAACCTTTAGAATCATTATACCTATATGATAAAGCACGGACTGCAAAGAATGCTGCTAGAGGATTCCCTTGTTCCATCACAGCATCAAACATTTTTACTTCTTGTGGATTAAGATTACTATCTGCCCACTTCAACATATTATCATACTCTTTCTCTCCTCCTGCTACACCCTTTAATTGTTCAACTTCTTTAGGTGTAAAATCTTTTGGTCTTTGACTAGAGTTCTCTTTACGGTATTGAAGATGAAGATTAGCTAGATCTTCAGCTGACATATTCTTTAATTCAGCTAAAGTCTCTTTACTATATTCTTTAGTTTGAGCTTCTTCCCATAACTTATCTAATATATTCTGTTTAGATTGTTCTTCTTTAGCTTCAGTTGGTTCTTCTTCTGTTACTTCTTCTTTCTCTTCTTTACCACGATCACCTAGTTTCTTTTGAAGTTCTACATAAGCAGATTCTAATTCTTCAGCATTCTTATATTTACCAGCAAGTAATTGTTCTTGCTGTTCGACCATTGCTTCTCCTACTTGGAGAGAATCCTGCTCATCAGCATTAAGATTCTCTTCAGTAGTTACAGTATCTGTACCTGCATCATATGTTAATGTTTCTGCCATAATTTATTCTTGTGGTGGTTGTTGTTCCTCTTGTTGTTCAGGTTGTTCTCCCATCATCTGAGGATTCTTTGATGGATCAAGCATAGGTGCTTTCATCATTTCAGGAGTATTCTTAACAGCTTCCATCTCAGCAGCTTCAGCTCTATTCTTATCTCTTTCTGCTTGGACTTCTTGCATACTCTTAACAAGATTCAAGACATCTATACCTTGAGCTGCAGCTAATCTCTTAACTACTTCTTCTGGATTAATGTATTGTTGGATAGCCTCTGGACCCATGGTCTGTGCAATCGTCTGTAGGAATTGCCCCAAGGCTTGTACATCTTGACCCCTACCAAGGCTATTAATACCAGCGACAATGATAGGTTTGACCATACCTTTTGGTATCTTAGGTATTTCACCTGTCTTTTGGAAGACACTAAGCTTTCTATTAAGATAAGGTACAAGGAACTCAACTGTAAGTAATCCAAATAGACCACCTAACTGTTGTTCAAGTTCCATCTGAGTCATCTGAACTTCTTGAGCAGTCGTTCGTTCTGATTGTCTAACTTGTAATACTAAGAAGGCTTCGTTTAATCTCTTCTCAAGTTGAGCCATTAACTCATAGGCTGTTCTAAAGTCAGCAGTCTTACCTACTTGAACTACACCTATGTCATCTGGTCTGCCTTGAACGATTGCTCCGTTGCCTGCAGAGGCCAGCGTCTGTGGTTTAGTGGTGCTTGAGGGTGATACTACAAAAACAACTTTAGCAGCTGCTGCAGAGCCTTCTACGAGTGCCTGAGACAGTGCTTCAAGTGACTTAAGATCTCCTATAAACTGACCTACTCTACCTCTTCCGTAAGCTTCTCCATCTACTGTATTAAAACGTAGTGGTAGCCATGGTGTTGTATCTAATGGTGCTTTACCGTCTGATCCTGGTAGTACTTTATCGAATACTTCTTGATGCCATATGAATCTATTGTTATCTCTAGTGACATGAGTGTATACATCACACTCTTGTTTATCAGATTTAGTCTCATCAACTACGGATTCATCTTCATCTATCTCATATTCATACCCTTCAGGTAGATACTTCTCTATTAATTTTTTGTTAATTCTTTCTCTTGTGACTATTTCAATCACGTCGCCGTTGCCATCTCGTTCTATCACATAGCGGTTCAACGGAAATAATTTCAAACCTTGTTTACCCATAAAGATTAAGGCATTACCACCTACTACTAGGTGTTGTAATGCTTGGTGGATAACAACACGGTCATCAGATGCAGCGATAGCATCTAAGATAGTACGTTCAATCTTTGCAAAGGATAAATCTAATTCTGATTTTACTTCTGGTGGGAACTCTTGACCTAATTGAGATTCATCTAATTGTAGTTTAAAGAAACTAGTCTGTGGTGGTACCAGACTGAGAGATAATTTACTAGCTAAAGCAACAACTCCTTTAGCTCCAACGGATTGCCAAGGAGTATTGAGTTGCTTCATGCCTCTCGCATGTTCTTCATGACCACGAATTAGGTATGGTAAGGTAAGGTTCGCTGCGTCTTCCGCTTCTGTTAGAAACTGGGAACGGTCACTGGATAAATAATCATACCTAGATTTAGCTGTCATTATAAGTTTAGTTGACTAATTTGTAATGGATTAAATTTTGTTGCTTGTCTTTTCTCTCTTTCTTTTCTAGCTTTCATCTGTTGAAATCTTCTATTCATTATACTCATTTGCTCACCTTTTGTTTTACCTTTCATAGCATCCTTAAAAGGTTCTTGACCAGATCTAAAAGGTTCAGGTTGCTTTCTATCCTTTAATCTATCAGCTCTCTTTCTAGCTTCTAAGGCTGCTCTTTCTAAATCTGCTTTTACAGCTTCTATTGTCATCTGATTTCTAGGCTTGTTAGAAGTCTTCGATGCTTTTTTCTTTATTGTAGTCATAATATATTATAGATTTAAGTTAGAAATTCTCATACCTGTACGATTAAAGGATTGCTTTGGACCTCCCCAGTCACCAACAGTTAATGGGTTATTAAGTTCATTAATAGTTCTAACACCTTTAACTATTTTGTTTATAGGTCTACCTTGAGATCCATAAGAAGCAATGACTCTGTTTCTTTCTGCATCTGATGCAGCTTGTTCTCCAGCTTGCTTCATCATACTAGCTATGACTTCATTACCTGCATTCCAAGTTTGTAATGTAGAATCCCAGTCACCATAGGTTGTGTTTAGATTATCTAGTTCAGTTTGTGAAGCAGGATCAAAATTATCCCAATTTATATTTGGATTTGCTTCCTCCAATCGGCTTATTATATCCTCTGGAGTAAAGTCTAATTGATCTTTAACCCATTCCCAATCAACATCACCCCATTGACCATCTAGTAAATCTTGAGCATCATCTGTTTGATCATTAAATACTTCGTCTTCTGCAGCTTGATCACCTAATCCAGAGTCGTCAGCTACAATCACAGCTTCAGCATCTTCTTGATCTTCTGGCGGATTAGCTTCTGTTACAATATCTTCTATTAGTTCTTGGTCTCCTTCTTGCTGCTCTTCATAATCATCTAGTGTTGGAGAGTCATCACCGAAAACACTATCATCAACACCAATGTACTCATCCTCCTCAAACTCTTTTACTAAATCATCTGGTATATCTATGTCTACTGGTTCTGTTTCAGTTTCAGTTGCTACAGGTTCTGGTTGGAATTGCTTCTCTTCTAATTGAGCTTTTCTTATCTGATTAACAGAAGTAAACCCTACAGTTTCTGAGAAAGTAGGATCTAATCTTTTAGCCGC